ATTTGGATTTGCTTTCTTTGCTGCTGGGCTTGCCTTGCGTGTTGCTGATGCAAGGATTGCTCCTGCACGTTCCATGGAAACGCCTTGCTTCTTAGCAATGCCCTTTTGTGCTTTTGCAAAACCCATACCTTTTTTTGCTGCTGCCATCTATTTTCCCTTTTTCTTTTTGGCGGCTCTCATGTTGTCAACCAAATTGGGGTATGGCCGACCTGCTTTTGCAGCAGCAGCTTTGGCTGATTTCTTTTGAGAGTCAGTTAGTGGTGTTGATTTTTTCTTAGGATTTGGTGTATCCCAAACTTCTTTTTTCATTTCTTCTTTTCATTTCTTTTAGAAATTGCTGCGGCTTTTTTCTTAGCATCCGCTTTAGAAGATGCGCCCCATGCTTGCAGTGATAACAACAAGCGTGTTGGTTCTCCATCGGGCTTTCGTTCAGGTCCTGCGGCATTACCCATACGAGCAAGAAAACTTGCTCGACGTGGGTTATCACCAGATTTAACTGGCGGCTTTAGGTTGCTGCCTTCTGCTTTAGCGCTAGCGCGCCCTTTAGCATTTAAGCCACCTTTAGGATTTTGACCTTCTTTGCGTTGCCATGCTGGTGACTTGGCCATAATTACTTAGATTTCTTCTTAAGCATAGTCATGCCCTTTTTCAATTCTTTTGCTTTTTCTGCTTTTGGTTCTGCCTTCTCAGCCATAGCGTAAGCCTTCTTCTTCATAGCTGGTGAGACTTTCTTTGCTGCTGCCATTAGATTGCTCCTGTTTCTTTCATTACCTTAGCCGTGCGCTTGGTAATCTTTCTTGCGTCAGGCATTGTGCCTGCGTCAAAAGCAACGCCCAGTTTGTCACTGGCCGCCCTTGCTTCATTGATCTTTTTCATTGTGGTGCCAGCTGGTTGGATACCTTGCGCTCTAGCGTCACGATAGGCTGCTAGTTCGCCGTCCCACCTTTTTGTGGACATTGCTCGTCCTGCTGTTGCATCACCTGAGTTAATGCTGAGGTTTGCTGCCAATAGGCACTCAGCGTAATTTTCATGGTCTTGAGTGTCGCATCCGCTACGGCAGTTGCTCATTATTTCCCCTTAGTTACTCGCTTACAAAATTCCATGTTGCGTTTAATTCGTTCTTTCTCATCACCTTCTGGTACACCTTGCAACGCTGCTGATGTGAAAGTCTCTGCTATGTCGTAGAGTTTGAGGTTGTAAGCACTAACGCCTGCAAGGTCGTAAGCCTTCCAATCCCACACTGCTGCTTCGTAGCAGTAGTGATTTGAACGGGGAAGTTCAAAAATCTTTGTGGTTGCATCTAAACAACGCTGCCAGTCATTGCGTCTGTAGGCATCAATGGCTACGCCATACCAAGACTCACCTTGTTCAGGTAAAAGTTGTACGCCTTTGTCAAACCATTCTTGAGCATCTTGGCCAAGGAAGCGGGCTGCCTCACCCATCCAGCGGCAAGTAGCCGCTGCCTCTACATCCCAGCCGTCAAGTTCTAGGCGAGTCTTGCCAGCCTTGAGAACATCTTCCCAACGGTTATGAAAATAATACTCACGTGTCATGTAGGTCCACATGCGTGGATCAGTTGGGTTTTCTTTGACTGCCATCTCAAGCAGTTCTACATACTGACCGCGAGACTTCTCATTATCTGGTTGGTGTTTGATAACAGCATTTAGGATCTGGCAAGCCTTAGCTTCGCCTTCTCCGTACCAGAGTTGCACTTCATGGCAAGGGTATTTCCATACCCAACCAAATCTACTATGAAGCCTATCTCGTTCCCACCTGCTGCCAGTATCCATACTGATCCAGCCATACTGGCAACCTTCAACCCAGTTGTTCTTAATCTTGCTAAAAAACTTAGGCTCTGGAACTTCGTCCAAGTCTAGGATTACACATACATCTGCGTCTTCTGGAACCAGCGATAGAGCGACGTTACGAGCAACATCGAAACGCCAAGGACGAACGCGAATGTCATAAACATCCACGCCAGCTTTCCTAAGCGCTTCTTGTGTGCCATCTGTACTTCCTGTATCTGCTACTATTCGATAATCAGCGAACTTAGTTGCTTCTGCATACCGTTCAACGTGTTTGATTTCATTGAGAGCAATTGAGTAAACGGCAATTTTCATACGCCTCGATTATAACATATTTATTACATGCCACCTAGCATCAAGATGTCTGGCATTGCTATTGCATTAGAACCTGTCGCACCCGTTGCACCTGTAGATCCAGTAGCACCAGTTGATCCTGTCGTACCAGTAGGACCAGTTGCGCCAGTTGCACCATTAGTGCCATTAGTACCAGCAGTACCCGTAGCACCTGTCGCGCCTGTGGAACCTGTAGCACCAGTGCTACCAGTTGATCCAGTTGCACCCGTTGCACCAGCAGTACCTGTACTACCAGTAGCGCCTGTGGCGCCAGTTAATCCCGTAGATCCTGTTGGTCCAGTTGCTCCAGTGTTACCTGTAGAGCCTGTTGAGCCAGTCGCGCCTGTACTTCCCGTCGCTCCAGTAACGCCCGCTGTTCCAGCCGTTCCCGTACTACCTGTAGCACCAGTAGATCCTGTTGGGCCTGTGACTCCCGTTGCTCCTGTACTACCTGTAGCGCCAGTTGCTCCCGCAGTTCCCGCCGTGCCTGTAGCCCCAGTTGCTCCTGTTGAACCAGTTGGCCCAGTCGGACCAGCAACCGTTGAAGCAGCACCCGTGGAGCCAGTAGGTCCAGTAGGACCAGTACTGCCAGTAGGACCAGTAGGTCCTGCCACCGTTGAATCTGCACCTGTTGCTCCTGTAGAACCTGTAGGACCAGTTGGTCCAGTTATCCCTGTTGATCCAGTGGATCCAGTAGCCCCTGTGCTGCCTGTAGAGCCTGTAGGTCCAGTAGGACCTGTGGATCCAGTTGACCCTGTAGAGCCTGTGCCGCCTGTAGATCCTGTTGATCCAGTCGAGCCAGTAGCTCCTGTTGAGCCTGTACTTCCTGTTGATCCTGTTGCACCTGTAACACCTGTATTTCCTGTAGGGCCTGTAGGGCCTGTGGAGCCTGTAGAGCCAGTTGATCCTGTCGGTCCTGTAGAGCCAGTGGCTCCCGTACTTCCCGTGCTTCCAGTGGCGCCTGTGGCGCCTGTACTGCCTGTACTACCAGTTGACCCAGTGGAACCTGTAGATCCAGTAGGACCTTGAGCGCCTTGCGCTCCAGTTGAACCTTGTGGACCTGTTGCTCCTTGGTAGCCAACTCCGCCCTGTGGGCCGATGACTCCCATTTCAAGAACAAGGTACTGCTCAGAGCTGACGTTGTAAACGTTAGTTGTGATGGGGATTTCAACTGTGGCAATACTATCAGGAGTAATCGCCATTAGTGAGTCACCGAATTAGAAACTACAAAGGCTCCTTGCAAAATCTTTGTAACTGTACTATCTGGGGCAGTAATGTTTAGATCGTACATGTATGTACCAGCATCTAAAGCTGCTGTCTCTGCCGCACTTAATGTAAGAGTAATTCGTCCTGCGCTAGGTGTAATGACAATGCGCCCATTGGATGTGGAAAGTTCAACAATGACAGCAGTATCTGATGCAGCGCGAACCTGCATAATTGCAGTATAGCTTTGTAGCAGCACCACATTGCCACCAATTTTCCATACTGGAGCAAGGGTAAAGGTTGTACCTTTATAGACATTGATGTTGTATCTACCTGGATTTAGCGACACCGATGCTCCTAAGAAATAGTGATGTAAGGGCCGTAGCCTGCGTTGTACAAAATTTGGTATTCAGCTTCGGACAAGTAATATTCATGTCCACCCAAGTAGCAGTAATCTGCTGTCTGGGTATCCTGTACTGCTGGTGTGCGCTGGCGCACTACCGTTGTTCCAAAAACTAGGAGAGAATCTCCACGATCAATCTTGTAGCGCCAAAACAAGCGACCAAAGCCAGCAGGGCCTTCTTTGACTGTTGGTGGTTTAAGCAAGTATGGCATTTGCTACCTTTCATTTTAAGGGTGCCACCCCCCGCCCGAAGGCGGGGAGTGGCTGCTACTTAATTACTTAAGAAGCGTTGATTGAGCTTGAAGACTCAATACGAACCAAAGCAGCTGAACGGTAACGAGCAAAGCCCAATACACCGTACCAACCGATTGGACGGAAACGCATCAACTTGTCAACAATTGGTCCGAAGATAACGTGTGGCTCTTCGGCAACTGCTTCTGCAAGTGCTTGCTTTCCAGCAACGAGTGTACGGAATACACGAACGCCGCCAGTTGAGTAAACGTAATCTGAGTTACCCCATGTGCCAGTGGCACCTGTGGAACCAGAACCGTCAGTTGTGTTGAATAGACGTGGTGACTCTACGAACATTGCACCTTCGTAAGTACCGATTGTGCCAGGCCAGAATTCTGACGAGCCAGTCTCGGAGTACTTATGATCGTCACGCCATCCACCAGCACCAGTCTCAGCACGAAGATCGTGTGAAACTTCTGGGTGGATACCGCACCAGTAGTATTCTCCCTGACGTGGGACAACCTTACCTGCGCGGAGCTTAGCAACAGCCAAACGGATGTCGCGTGATTTGATAACAGAACCAGAACCGATAGAGGTTTGTGTAGTTCCGTTGGTGTATGTACCAGCGTATGTGCTGATTGCTGAGCCAGTAGCGCCTGTTTCTGCAACTACGTTTGAACCGAAGTTCAATTGACGTAGTGCAACAGTGTCAAGGCTGTCTGCCATGTTGAAGGCGATGATGTCAGCAATTGCTGGATCAACGTCTGAGAGTGAGAAAAGTTCCAACTTGCGAGTTGCAAGTGAAGCATTTCCATACTCATTCAGAGTGACAGTAATAGGTGTTGTGTTGCCGATAGCAACAGCATCTGGATCTGTCGTCTCTGAAAGTGGAGCTGTAACGGCTGTCATGTCGTTGTAAATCTGGAATACAACGGATGAGCCAGGCATTGCTTGCTGTACTGGACGCTTGTCCGCAACATCGCGGATAAGTGGAACAGCACGGAGAGCAAATTCTACATAACGATCATACGCGGTCTGTACGAGTGAGGTACCGAGAGACGCGTTAGAGGTATCTGTATATGCCATTTGTTCACCTTCTTTCTATGAGGGTGTAGTGTGCGAATGGGTTACCGACGCGGCCTTCCATTGGAAGGCTCACCAAAGATCAACACATCAAGTTCTGCTTTAGATTTGACACCAGCTAATTTTGAGGCTGTGTCTTGATCGCGTGATGGTGTATTCGCATTGTGGGTAACTGCGTTAATACGCTGTACCGCCATTGCATTTTCTGTTGGTGTGTCGTCGGGTTGAGTAGCATCTGCTGAGTTTGAGAAACCGAATACATCGGCATTTTCTGCTAACCAAGCATCTACTTGCTCAGGCGTACTTACGTCGCCAGGAATAAACTTGGCGACCTTATCAGGTACGCCTTTCGATGCCAATACTTCTTTGACTGAACGAGCGCGAAGATCCTGTTGGATACTTGCTAGCTGTTCCGTTAGTTCCTTCTTTTCTTTCTCTGCACGGCGTAAAGCCTTGCGGAGATTGGCTGGACCATTTGTATCAGCTTGTGACTGATCTTCCATGTCCATGTCGTCATCGTCATCTTCATATTGGTTTGCCATGTGGCACTCCCTTTTCTAGTTGAGACGCAGACCGCAACACTTCCCAGGGGAAGGAGTGGTGGCTTCTGCTTCTGGTCTTCGGTTACACAACCCCCATGCCAGTCGGTAGGGGTAGGTC